ATGATGTGGACAACCCAGCCAACGGCGTGGAGTCTGCGGTGTATTGCCGCCTGGTAAGGTGTCGGGTTTTTGTTGGGGGCTTTGAACTCAACGATGACAAGCTGACCGTCTTTAAAGTACAGGCGGTCTGGTACGCCACGCTGAGAGGGTGACACCCACTTATAGGATAACCACCCATTAGCCTTTGCGGCCTGAGTTACCTTTGTCTCGATATAAGACTCTCTCATTTCCTATACCGCTGGCTTTCATAGCCTTCCGCTGTTACGGGCAGACCTTCAGCCCACTCAGGCAAAACGCACATAAGTTTTTCGTAGTGCTCCAATGACCCATGTTCGTTCGGCACATCGGCCACGATCTCATCGTGAACGTGCAACACCACCGGGTAGCCAGCGTTCTCAAGACGCAATACCGCTTCAGCGAGAATGTCTCTGGCAACGGCCTGAGTGATCGACTGAACCAGTGAGCCACCATAGGCTTTGATCTGTCCCCACTTGTGGGTGTGGTTATTCATGCCGCTGTAAACTAAGTCCATTCCCCGGTCGCCCTGAACCATTTTGGCTTCTGGGAATGACAGGATGCGGCCACTGGGCAGCTTGAACAGTAGGTCGTCGTTGACGAACTTAAACTGGCCCCGTGCAGCTATAAATTCTTTACCCTTGTAACTCACGGCGTTACGGGCGGCGCGTTCAGTCTCAATCCACAGCTTCACGATAGGGTCGTTAGCCTGTCGCCAGTCGTTGCGGATTTTCAACGCACGATCTTCACTAACCTCAACGCCATAAGCTTCTGACATTTTCTGGAACGCACGAACACCACCCTGATATCCCAGAGCAAGCGTTGCCACCTTGCCAACAAAGCGTTGGTCGTAATCGACTTCAGAGTATTTGACGTTGTACATGTTGGCGGCGGTGAACTTATAGATGTCTTTGCCGTTACGGAAAATATCAAGCACAGAGTAGTGGTCAGCAAGCCACGCCAACACGCGGGCTTCGATGCTAGAGTAGTCAGAGACTATTAGCCGGTGTCCATCAGACGAGATCAGCATTCCGCGCAGACAGCTTGCCAACGCCTCCATCGGCTCACCGTCGATCTGGGCGGGGTCACAGTGTTTCATCTGCTCAATCACAGCATCAACATCGTCGATAGTTGGGCGTGGGAGGTTTTGCGGTTGGAAGTGTCGGCCAGACCAGCGTCCTGTAGCTGCACCGTGGTACATCAGCACCCCGTGTGCGCGGCCATCTTTACCAAGCACAGTCTTCATCGAGTCGTATTTTTTCGTGCTGGACTTCGACAGTGCTTGCCTTATTTCAAGAAATTTCTTGACGTTCCCTGGACAGTTATCGTCAGCCAGTGCGGCAGATATCGCCGCCTTGTCATAACCCTTCAACGGGTAGCCCTGAGATTCTGTCCACTGCAACGCCTTGGCCCTTGAGCCTGTGGAGTCCATAAATCCATTAGTGATGTCCTGCACTTGCGCGTTCAGTTTGACGCTGTGCTTGTCGATGATTTCTAGAGCGTTGTATATCGCTGTGCGATCAAGGCGCACACCACGCCAGTTTATTAACTGGTCAGTCTCCCAGACTTCCTGCTCAAGACCTCTCAGGTCGCGAAGCTTGTAACGGATCTCCCGTTCTGCCACGACATCCTGCAAGCAGTAGTCGTACAGTTCCTGTAGTAACTCAGGGTCTTTCCTGCGCTCACCACGGTATGGCTTGCACAGCCGCTGGATTAGTATCTTGCCACGCTTAGACTTTGCGGCATCACCAGTAAGACCTAGCGCCTCACCGCATTTCCCCAAGGCACGGGGGTAAGCCTGTGCGGCTGCAAGGGCGGCAGTATCACGCCACTGGCTAATGGGTACTTCAGGCCAAGCCAGTACCTGGTTCCAAATGCTCATCTCAAAGAAGCTATTCCACGCCCAAAGTGTTGCGCCTTCTTTTATAAGGCTAAACAGTTCAGTTGGGATTGGTTTGTCTGGAGTCCAAAGCTGTGAGGGTCGGTCATCGACGGCCCATGCCAAGCAAAGAACTTCAGTTGAAGGGTGGTCAGCGTAAGCATATGCGCCACCTTTAAATATGTCGCACTCGCTGTACGTTTCAAAATCAATAGAAATATTTCTCATAGCAGTGGCCTCTTTAGCCACTCACTGGATAGTTTGTTTTCATCATCAAGATATTTAAGGCGTTGCGAATTCGACGGCTTGTTGCGTTTCTTAGGGTCAAGGTCTTTGTCTTCAATAAAAACTGACCGCAAACTATTTGATCTCTTTCTCTTCATACCCATGCGGTTTTTGAGCAGGGTGTAGGGTATGTCGGCAAGGTCAGCAATTTCTTTGACCACAACTTCTGTGCCTGAGAGTTTGGGGTATCTATCCCCAACGTAGGGGTAACTAAGCGTTGCTTTCATTCGGCAGCCCTGTGCAGGGCTTGTGAAAGCCCTGCGTTGTAAGCGAATTTAAAAGAGTAATTACAACTAAATGTTGTTTATTCAGATAAGAAAATCATCAGTTTCTGCATCAGCCGCTTGCTCAGAACTGATGTCATCAAACAACTTATCGGCTTTAACAGCAGCAGCGCCAAAAGTCTCGCCATCTTTTACGAACTGCATAGCAAGTAGGTTGCAGAGAACGCGGTTGCCGTAGTTGTTATTCATTACCCAAAGTGAGATTGCGGCATTTACATAGGCACCCGCATACGGCTTACCGTCTTCTTCAACAAGTGGTGTGCGATCACGATCTATAATTGTCGGACGATTTCTTGAGCTGGCTGAAACATACATCGTATTTTCATACCCGTCATGTGCCTTATCCTCGCCATTACCCAAAAAAATCTTTAAGTTCTTAGGCGTTACGCCGCCCCATTCATTGGTCACAGCCTGTTTAATTGCTTTTTTTAGATTTTCTATCTGCTCTTTATCTGTGTCTTTATCCAACAGAAAGTTGGCAGAGTATTTTTTTGTCTGCCCTTCGTTGAATGCCTTGGCAGTCCAGATTTGTGGGAAAGAAAGTCTTACATTTTTAAGTGTTATTACGCTCATTGAATTTTACCTATTGTGCAGTTATGTCATTAAAGAATTCGGTAGCGTTAGGCTTAACAGCCGGACGTGGATCGGTGTCTGGCGCAAGCTGTGGTCTACCTTCGGGTTTGTGGATGAGATCGACGATCTCTCCGTACTTCGCCTTGCCTAGCGCCTTCTCTGCCTGGGTCGGTGAAATAAGTTTCGATGTGTAGGCGTCATCGCCCAACATCTGAATGAGTTGTTCTTCGGCAAGGTCAGTGTCCAGCCATTTGCGCTGCCCTCGACCTGCGACCAGTTTGTAGTTCGGCAAAATGCCGCCATCGGTCAGAAGCTTGTGTGCGTGTTTCTGCACACCCTGCGCCCAGCCAATCAAGGCATCCATCTTCGGCAGCAAGTTGCTTATCTCTTCGACATTTAAGGTGTGAGGCACCTGCACTAGCAGTGGCTCTTCAAGGTTATCGAAGCTAGAAAGGGTTAGTTCGTAGTTGTGCTTTGCCAGTGCGCGGCAAGTCGCTTTGGCTTTGCAGAAGTGGCAAGCCTTTTTGCTAGGGTTGAACGCTGGCTCTGCTGACATAGTGCGTCGGGCGGCAGGTTTCACCACATCGTCAGCCCATTTAAATAAATCCTTCGCTCTCATCGAGTAGGTGTCAATGTGATCTAGGCGGGGCTGCACGATGGTCATGCTGACCGTATCCACCTTGTCGATAAACTCGTAAGCCGCGCCCAGACCATAGAGCATCAACTGCTCGTTGCGGTTGGCGTTCACCTTTAAGCCTTGCCCGTACTTCAGGTCGATGACGTGCAGTACGCCATCGTGCAGCACTACATAATCTGCCGTCCCAAAGCCACCGGCGGCCCATTCGCTATAGTCCACTCGTAACTCAACGTGCGACTCGTCAGCGTCTTGGCTGTTGCAGAAATCAACATAGGTAGCGACGTGAGAGGCCATGACCTCATCGACAATGAAGCCTTCAAACTCTACGCCTATGAAGTGTTCGGGTGGTTTTTGTTTTATCAAGCACTCTTCAGCGAGAGCGTGGGCGGCTGTGCCTTCAGCCGCATAAAAAGATTCTTGATCAGGGATCGTTGCTTCTAGCTGGATACTGGCTGGGCAGGTCATCCAACGGTGTGCTTTGCTCGCACCTAAAATCGCGTGTTTCATTCTTTCCCTCTAACTTAAATATAGTAAATACAACCATTTGTGGTTGACACCATAGGCACACATAACTATTGTGTCAACCACAAATGGTTGTATTTAATTCAAAAAGGTAAAAATTATGATTTACATCAGTGAGTACGCTGTTGAGGTTAAAGAGGCGATTGATAGCGTCCTTGAGGCAGCACAAATAAAGAACTTCAACGCGCTTGCCAGGAGACTAGACGTTAGCAAACAAGCACTAAGCAAGTGGCGTCAGACCGGCATCGTTCCCGCCCACAGGGCGTTGCAAATGGAGTTGATGTCGGAGGGCCAAGTGTCTTGGAAGCGCATGTGCCCAGATATCGTTGCCGACTTCAAGCGATCAAAAGAGGTGATCTATGAAACCAGTAGATAAATTTAAGAAAGCATTTTGGTCGGCATTAGCGTTCTTCGCAAAAGTATGTGCTTGGATTTTCGCCAAGATGGCGAATATGTGTGAAGCAATGGAGATCGAAGCAACAGCAAGGGCTACTCGTTACATTCGTTAAAACGTGGAAGTGAAGAGGTAAACGCAAATGGCGTTTTTAAAAGAACACGGACACGCGCTAGTCGAAAGAGGCTACGAGATTGTTCCGATCATGAAAGGGAAAAAAGCCCCAATGTTAAAGGGGTGGCAAGACATAAGAGCGACGCACGACGATGTAGATAAGTGGCTAGGCAACGGACACGCCGATGGCGGGGTGGGGGTGCTATGCCGCAACACAGTGGCTGTTGATATCGACTGCCTAGATGCCCCGTTAAACCATAAGCTTTTGCGGTGGCTCGACGAGAACGTAGGTAAGTCTGCGATTCGCATAGGCCAGAAGCCAAAGTGCATCCTACCTTTCCGCGTGGAGGGTGGCTTTTCAAAGATTCGATCCTGTGAGTATGAGGACGAGGTGGGCAGCAAACACGCGGTGGAGGTGCTGGCTGACGGGCAACAGTTCGTGGCTTTCGGCATCCACCCTGCAACCAATGAGCCTTATAAGTGGGTGCGCGGCAAGAGCATCGCCGACATCTCACAGTCCGACCTACCTATTATCAGTAAAGATCAAGCTGAAGCGTTTGTTACTTACTTTGAAGAACTAGCGCAGCAAAAGGACGGGTGGGAGTTAGCCCGTAAGGGCATGGCACCGGCAGAGGTCGATCCCGATGATCTGTCGATGTTTCGACCACGTTTAGACATGTCCACGGAAGATGTACGCGAGTTACTCATGTCCGTAGACCCCGACTGTCACCATGACGAGTGGGTCAGGGTCGGCATGGCGCTGCACCATCACTTTGATGGCGGTGACGACGGCTGGCACATCTGGGATGAGTGGTCAGCCGACGGCAGTAAGTACCGCGACGGCGAGTGTGAGCGCAGGTACGCCACGTTTGACAGTAAGGGCAGAGCACCTATCACTCTTGCCAGCGTCAAGGCTATGGAGAAGGAAGCCGTTAGTCATGTAATAAAGGAAGAACAACTTCCCAAAATGCTTAGAGAGTGGGCGTTCGTCCACGTCGAAGGTTCGGCCCGTGTGATCCGTGAAGACCTGAACAAGCACAACAACATCGTGCTTTATAAGCTCGAAGACCTGAAAAAAGAACACATGAACTGCCGTGTCTTGTCGGGCGATGAGAAGCCAAAGCTAGTGAACCTCGTAGATATGTGGCTTGAGCATCCAGACCGACGAACCTATGCGGCAGGCTTAACCTTTGCCCCTGACATGCAAATCCTTGAGAAGTACAACCTCTGGCGCGGGTGGTCAGTTGAGGCTCAAGAGGGCGATGTTGAGCCGTGGCTTGATTTCGTGACCAATGTGATAGCTGACGGCAACGCCGCATACGCTACCTACATTATCGCGTGGGCGGCTCAGATGGTGCAGAACCCAATGACCAAGGTCGGTGTCGGCTTGGTGCTTAGAGGCCGGAAGGGCACAGGTAAGACTAAGTTTGGGGAGTTACTTGGCGGCCTGGTCAAAGCGCACCACAAAATTGTAAGCAGGGCAGAGCATGTCACCGGCAACTTTAACCGCCACCTCGAAGATACTCTACTGCTACAAGCAGATGAGGCGTATTGGGCAGGGGCTAAAGCCTCTGAGGGTGCGCTGAAAGACCTGCTGACTAACCCCAACATCACCATTGAGCGAAAGGGCGTTGATGCGTACACCGCACCAAACTACACCCGCATCTTATTTACCAGTAACGAGGAATTCGTTGTCCCTGCATCGCTCGATGAGCGCAGGTTCGCCGTGTTTGATGTAGGCAATAGCAGGAAGCAGGACAGTCAATACTTCGCCGCGCTGGACAACTGGTACAACGCTGGGGGTGCTGAAGCACTGCTGCACTACCTCAGAACGTTTGATCAGACGAACATCAATCTTCGATTAGTTCCGCAGACTGAGGCGCTGACAGACCAGAAGCTTGAGGCGCTGGATAACGTCACTGAGTGGCTTTACAACTGTCTCCAGAACGGTGAGATCAGAGAGAACCGGGTAGGCGGTAATGTTGTGCAGTTCGGCTCAGAAACACCCAAGGCTGAGATATACGACATTTACGCCAGTAGCCTGAGAGGTAATAAGTTTGAAGTGCCGATGAAGTCAGCACCTTTCTGGAAGAAGCTCAAGAACTACGCCGACCTGTTTACCGACGGAGCCTATAAGTGTGAAGCAGGGCATCGCTATCGCACGATGAAGATCAACACCACCGAAGCCTCACGCTTTATCTTTGAGGCAACCAACAACCTTAGCAACATCGAATGGGCCACGCTTGATATGGGCGCGGCAGATGATGATCCATTCGACCCTGCAAACTGGGAGGACTAGGCATGGCCTGTTTTTTGACATTGGTATTTTGTGTTTTGTTAGGAGTTGCGCTGTACGGCGCATTTTTAATCGTGCAAGACAAACAAGCGGCATGGGAGAAACGTAATGGGAAAAGGTAGTAAGCAACGGCCAACAGCACAGACATTCTGGGACAACTGGGATGCGGTGTTTGGAGATAAGGAAGAGGTAGAAGAAAAGACATACGAATATGACTGCTACAAGTGCGGCGGCCTCGACGAAACCGACGTGTTTGAAGAGATCGAGGTAAACCATGAGCCTATGGGCGACACGACCGTGCCACGAACTATGAGCATTTTAACCTGTGAGCGTTGCGGCCAGGAGGTCGATTACACAGGATAGTTTCCCCCTGAAGCGGTCACCTCTCCGCTTCCTTTGCCTCGACCTTAACGGGTCGGGGCTTTTTTATGTCTACGCGATACTCACTAATATTATAGATACAATAAACAGTTGTAATACAACAAATGGTTGACTATGATGTCACCTCACTAACGAAATAGGTAAGGGGAAACAAAATGAAAATTGAATTTGAAGGAAATGTACTGTTTGAGGCTTTAGCCTATTACGTAGAACGCGAGCATGGAATATCTATTGATATTGAAAGTGAATGCACAGTTTTAATGACTACTCCTGTGTATACGCCAGTGTATTTAAAAGATTCTGACGGTAACGTTGTTCTGGATCACCTTGGGGAAGAAGAGCTAGACCCTAAAAAACGGCACTATGTTGACCACCAAGCTCCTGTTACTCCGATGTCCAAAATAACTTTTTATGGTGGTGTGAAACCTAGCGAAAAGGAAAATGCTACATGGTAATTACAACCCGTGAGCTTATGCAGTTCACACCTAAGAAGATCAAGACCGTAGGCGCTTACCACATCGTCGATGACGAGTGCCGCAAGGCTTACTGTAAATGCAAAGTCCATAACGGCGACTGGGTGTCCGGGTGCAGAACCTGCGGCAGACGCATTCGCCCGTAGATACAACAAATAGTGGTACAATCAACAGTGAGGAATAAAACATGAACACAATCAATATATGTCAGCTATCGAAGAGCGTTGCGCGTGAGCGCCGTGAGGCCATACAGCGTGAGGTTAAAGAGACGCTGTGCGGCATCGGCGTTGTCGTATTCATCCTTTTATGTCTTGGTGCTGAAAGCTGGATAGAGCGCATTCTATGACCGATAAAGTTGTTAGGTTAAAGACCGTCAAGCCCTCAAAGCCTGAGAAGGATGAGGGCTTAGACGCCAACCTGATGCTCACCCTGATGGAGTTCGCTGCGATCATGGAAACCTCAAAGGCTAAGAGCTTTGCGGCGGTCGCATGCGACGAGTCCGGTGAGATTGTCACCACATGGTACTCCGCACTACCACACAACGCGCTTAT